ATTTATTAGTGTTTCTTCATTTTCGATTCGTTCGTTTTATTTTATTATTATTTAAGACATACCTCATATTTGATGAATACTGCGATTTCCTATCCGTTGTGATTAAAGAAGTTGTTTTATTGTCCATTGAGGACATTTTATGTTTGTAATAGAGAGTTTTACTCTCCAGTATATAGTCTATATAGGTTGTACTGATTTTTCGATTCGAATCAGTAGCTTAAAGTAATTGCACGCCTATATGTATGAGGAGATAGATTGCAGAAACAGCGTATACCAGTCAGTTAGCTTATTTGAGGGATACAGAAGGTGAAATGCCGGAACCCCGATACAAGAACTAATGTGACAAGTCCGTATGTCTGCATGATCAGAACCATTGCATTTAGAATCTTTATATTTTGCTACTAGAGGGGGATGTACTGTGATACCTCTAGTGTTCTAAGATAACAGTTGCTCGTGGGATACATTATGGATTCTTTACTTTTAAACGTTGTTGATCAAGCTGTGAGGCAGCAAAATAAGCAAGCTGTAAGTCAGCCAAAAACACAAAAACAGTGGATGAATGATAAAGAGCTGAGAGAGTATCGGCGTCAACGGAATGTAGCTTATAGTAAGCGACATCCAAAACAGGAGAAGCCTGTTGAGGAGTACGTCAGTCCAATTAAGAGATATTGGAATCAAATTAAGGACTTTCCAGAAAAAGTTAAAGCTTTCTGGAGCGATGAGAAAGTTAATGATGGATTTCAGGACAAGAAAACTACTTTTGAGTGTTTCGCAACAATACATCAAGATGTTGAGAAAGACGAGGAAGTACCTTGTGATGCTGAAGTTTCAACCAAACTTTTGACACCGCCAAGACCAAGAAGACCAAATGTGGTATGTGACCAAGAGTCTAAGAAAACTGAGGATCAGAAATTGCGGAGTCGTTTGGAACGACTCTCGCGTAAGCCGCGTAGTAAAAAGTGGTGGAAGAAACAGAGAGCGTTTTGTGAAAAACTTTACCCCTCAACTACGTGTCCGTTCACCAAAATCCCTCAAAAGGATTGTTGGTGTTTTCAAAAGAAAGATCACGCGGAAGAATGTAATGCTTGCGGTAGTATGTATCGTGGTTATCACGACTGTGGTTGTGACCAGTACGACTGGGACAATGATAGTATTGATTTTGATTCCTGCTATAGTATCTCCAGTAGTGACAGCGATGCTGACTCAGTAAGTCACGCACCAGGATTAACTCCTACACCAGAGGAGTTACAATGGGATGATCATGGTTTTGAGAATTTTCTTACTAAAAATAACGATAAATTTGAGCTGAATAATGTTTTGGAAGATTTTCAAAAATGGAAAGTTGAGTGTGATCATGATTACCCAGATAGTTGGGGACATTGCCCTTGTCAGGATGATCCTGATACTATTGCGCGTAAGTTTGAAGAGCAGATGCCAGATAGTGATAACGAAAGTGAGTACAATCCTTGTACGTTAATCCATGTTTATCTTAAGGAAGTTGTGTGGAACATTCACAACATGATAGGGTTGTGGACACATGAGCATTTGTGTGAAATTAGAGAACATTGTATTAGTTTGCTAGCGCGTTCTAAAAAGATGGACGCTTTAGTAGGTGGATCCTTTTATATGGGTGATAAATCCAATGATAATAATAAGACTTTGCAGCAACAAAAAGAGTTGATGTTTGTATATACGAGTAATATAGCAATCCGGCTAAATCAGTGTAATAAGATAGTTAATGATTCTAAGGAATTACATAAAATAAGACCGTCGTTCCTTGCGGAAAGTAGAGCAGCTAAAGTAGAGGTAGGGTCTATTAGAACTATGGTTAATGAAGCTCGTTTTATCAAGTGTGAAGAACAAATGGAAGCACATGGTGATTCTGATTTTTGCACACCTCACTCTCGTCAATCGAATTTTCTAGCTATAGCTAATGATAAGTCTAAGGATGAGACTGCTATGTTTGGCCTTGGAAAACAGATTAATATTACTAGCATTTTAGATAGATGTAAAATTCCTTCTCGTTTGGATGTTATACCTTATACTACTACTTCTACAGCAGGATCTGTTTTGGCGCGTTATAGAGTTAGTCCAAATTACTGTCCACGTTACGTGGATGCAGCCACTAGAACTTATAATCAAACGGCACTTTGTAATTACGCTAATATATTCCAGTTCTGGAAGGGATCATTGATCTACACTTTTGAGGTTGTACGAACTCCTTTTCATATGGGACAAATTATGGTAGCCTTTAATCCAGCTTCTGTTGCGGCACCTACTTTTAGTCAATGTTCGAATTTGATTTATAAGATTATGGACTTGAAAGAGAAAAATCGTATGGATTTTGAAGTAGAGTATGTGGGTGAGACTGAATTTAAGAAATGTGTTTCGTCTGTGTCAGGACCAGCTGTTCCAGCTGATCCTTATGTTAATATAGCCAATGTCGGCACCCTTAATGTTTTTGCTTTTACTCCTCTTCTTGCACCTACTTTGGTAGCTCCTACAGTTGAAATTAACGTTTATGTTAGGGCAGGTGATAATTTTGAGTTTGATACTCCAACCCATAAAACAACTGGGTTGTCGTATTATAATATTCGAGGTGCTATTTACGAACAAATGGAAACGGAATATGATACAGAACTTGTACCAGTGACTGCGCAACCGCCAGAAGGTACTGTCTCTAGTGCTGAAAATTTTGAAAAGGCTAGAGCTGCGAAACTTAAGACGGCTGATACTTTTAATATTGGTATGAGGAAATATCCTCTTACTGTTGGAATTGCATGGTCAGTTACTGACACTATTGTAGCTCCTTTGAGTATAACACCATTACCTCGAGCAGTTCTTACTGCAGCTAATCTTTCTATTAATGGGCTTATTAATTATCACGCTTTTTTCCGTGGAAAATTTACTATGATTTGGGAAATGAATGCGCCTTTGCAATATTCAGGATTACTTATTATGTTTTATGTACCAGATGGAGTTGATTATACAAATTGTTCAAATGCTACTTGGACGCAATTCCCTCATGTTTTCTTTAATCCAGCAAATGAAACCATAGCTGAGTTAGATATACCGTGGTCTTATGTTACACCAATGCAAAGTTTGGATCCAACCGGATCATCTAATACTATGGGGAGAGTTTATATTCATCCATGGAATAATTTGCAAATACCTGTCGGTGGAGCTAATACTTTGACTGGATCTCTTTCTTTTAGGATGAATGATCCTGAGATTGTTGTAAAGCGTACTAATTACACTTACGCATTGAGGCGACAACCTCGAGAAATTAGGGCTGAGGAACAGATGGGTGAACCAGTTACGGGAGGTTGTCAGACACCTATTAAACAAACCTCAGAAACAGCAAAGAAAGAAGAAGATAGTCAAGGAGTTTTTCAGGGGAAACCAATTACTATGAAGGGTATGATGTTTTCTAATCATATGAATATATATAACTTGCTTAAGAGAGTTGATTTTGTCGATCCAGCTTCTATTACAGTTCCCACTACAGCAGTGTGGACTCAGTTGATGACTTTGCCCCCTTTCTTTGGGGCGATGCATAATTTTTTGCGAAATAGTTTTGCTTTTTCTAATGGTTCAAATAAAGTCACTTTTATAGTTCCAGTGGGTGCTAATCGCGGAGTTACTTTAGCAGCTTATCCATCATTTTACGACGCTGATTTTTCTGACACTATAACTTCAACACCAGCTACTGTGAGTAGTACCATTTTTTTACCAAGGTACTGCTGTATGGAGACCAGGATTGCGTATCGAACATACTGAAACTGTGCCTTTTCAACATAGGGATCCAGTAATTAGTATTCCAAACAACGGGAATGTTAGTCAGTGCGAGTACGCTAATATGCGTATAGCAGCCTTTAATAATGATACTGCAACCTCGGTTTTCGTGCAACCTTGCCATAGTATAGGTGATGATTTCAAACTTTATTTTCCTGTAGCTTTTGGAAGTTTTCAAAGTGCTATTCCAGCACTAGATGATGAGGAAGAAAGACCGTTGGCACCATTTAGACCAGTTCCAATTGCGCCTCCCGTTAGAGAAGCAAGACCAATTTTTCCACCAGAATTTCAGAGTCAATTGCCTAAACCTCCTACCATAAAATTGCCAGGAGCAGTTGTTGGAGCTATAGTTGATCACATTGCTGAACAGACAGGTGTGAACAAGGACGTTGTTCGGGACATCGGTGCCTCGATAATGCACGCACGTGGTCATCACGATATGGCTGATGCTATGGCTGAGAGTTTAGGTATGCATAACATGTTAGGGATGAGACGTAAGAGAGATGTACAGAGTTGTCCTGATTGCTCTGAGGGTGAGTGTAAATGGCCGTTAAGCGTACCTATACCTTATAAGGAAACAACAGAGTGGGATAATCCTAACGCCTATAAAGTTAATGGGCAGATAGTTAGATCTTTTGCTCTTGACTATGATAATGTACACGTACATTGTCATGCTACTCCAACTATAGTTGTACAGGATATGATTGATAAAATTAAGAAAACTAAGTGTAAGAAGATAGAAGAACAAATGCCAGCAATGGGGGGTTTTAGTGGGGTAACTACTAATTCTCAAGTTATATCTCAAGCTTTTCCAGGATTAGCAACAGTGGGTGTTGTTAATACTTTTCAATTTAATGCTATTGCGGTATGTACGTCTAATGTAGCCACCGATCTTGTTGATCTTGTTTATACTATAGGTAATGTTACTGAATCAATAACTTTTATTCAAACTGTGGTAGGAACTCAATTGGCACCTGCTATAATAAATATGACTTTTCCTGCAACCCCAACTAATACCTTGATTAATTTTACAGTTACTGCTACGGGGACAGGAGTGATCGAACATGCTTGTACTATGAGTGCGTATACTACACCAGCAGCTACAGGGACAATACCAGTTAGTATCACAGGACAGCCTATTCATGTAACTGAATATGCTAACTTGATGTCAAGTCGTCGGAAGCGCAAGCCTAAATTTGTAGAACAAATGCCGGATGTGTTTGTTGATGCATCTGAGAATGTTGAACCAACAGAGGATGAAGAAGAAGAAGCAGAGATAATGGCTAGAAATTACTGCAATGAGTTTACAGAGATGGCTTGGAGATATAACCCTGTGTCGGTTTTTTTGTAATGCATTCACTGGTATTCAGAATATGATTAACAGTAAATGTGGAAACGTAGTTAAGAAAAGAACTTGTGATAAGATAAGAGAAAGATTAAGCGAGATTTCTGATAATGTGTTAGATAAAATTTTACCTGTTGTTATTTGGGTTATTGATTTTATTGCTAATTTATATGTACTTTTTAATACTCAATCATCTACTATGAGAGCGTTGATGATAGCCTCCCTCTCTGCCAAATGTGTTTTGGCTTATAGAGAGGGATCCCAACTAGTGGACAAACTAGAAGAACTATTTGGGATTAAGGAAGGAGAATCAATCAAAGCAGAATTTCATGCACCAGAGATGCCAGAAAATTTTGCTCTTATAGCAGGTATTATAGCTTCAACTATGGTGGCTGGAATACTAGGTGTATTGGGAAAATCTGTTTTGAGTTCTGATGTTACCGATATAAGGAAACTTGCTTCGTGGAAGTTTGCAGAGTCTTGTGCTATGTTAAGTAAAATAAATAGTGGAGTTAAGGCTTTACCATCTTTGTGGACAGCAGCTGATTCAGGAATTAAGACAGCAATTAACTTTTTCATTGAGGGACCTGATTGTTTTAAGAATTGGGAGCAGAAAAATCACGAGAAACTAGTGCAGTGGCAGAGAGATTATGATGAAGCCATTAAAGAAAATTTATTTGTGAATGCAGGCCTGTTTAAGTATAAGGATGGTAAGACAAATTATCAACGATTAACTGAGATGACAAATTTTGCTACTGAAGTTAGAGTTCACGGTTCTGCTATACCTCACTTTAATCACGTGTGGTTAAGAACGGCAAGCGAATGTGTGAAATTGCATGCTATAGCAGAAAAACTTATAACAACTTCAAATGGCAGATCTGAACCAGTCGGAATAATTCTTCGTGGTGAGGCTGGTTGTGGTAAATCGCTTTTGTTTTCGCAATTTTTGCCACATGCCGTTATGTTATCTTTAGATTTATCTAAGAGTTATAAAGAGTCACAGCAGAAGACTTATGCTAAGCCTACTGATCCGAAAGCAGATTTTTGGGATGGATATTTAGGTGAACAACATGTATGGGTTAATATAGATGATTTTGGTCAAGCTAGAACAGAAGAAGATATAGGGTCAATTTATAATTTAATATCATCGTCGGATGCACCAGTTAATATGGCAGAACTTATTGATAAGGGGATTCTTTTTAAATCAGATTTTGTGTGTTGTACGACAAATTTGGCAAATTTTACTTGTTTGACTTCTATTAGACATGCACCTGCGTTGGTTAGGCGCTTTCCTATAGCGTTAGCTAGTGCAGCTAACAAGAAATATGTAAAGAAAGACGGTACGTTGGATCATGTTAAAATGATAGATAGATTGAAAATTGCACCGAGTCAGTCAAAACAATTTTTCGCCGCCATGGATGATATTTGGACCTTTACGGTTTACAATTTTAGCGATGGATCAGTTGGTAGAGTTATGCCGATATCGGAAGTTGTTCAACAAATAGTTGAAGCATATCAACATCGCAAGCGAGGTTTAACTGACTTCACAGCTCTTATGGAAAAACTTACCATCGGAGGTTTTGATAATGTAACGGGTGTATCTGACTTAACTATTGAGCAACAGATTGAGGAGGCTTTTGATGAACAAATGCCAACTTTTGGAGCGTCCGCTTATGATGATAGTGAAGATGACGATTACCCACCAATGAACCCTCTTGAGTGTAGACGAAATTTTATTGCGCGTGTGTTGGATTCTGTTGGTAGTGATTGGAAAGGACTTACATATGAGAAAGCTCGTAAATTTTTACGGGAACTTCGCTTTATTGATACATTCGAACAGTATAAAATTAGTAAGAGTGAATTGGACGTGGCTATTGATGAACCGGATAGAGTTATCCGTCAAACTAGTTATATGGTTCCTGACTTTCTTGTAGTGTATGCGCGATTAAAACAAGTTTCGGAAGATAAAGTTGAACGAGGACCAAAGCCAGAACGTTGGGAAGGTTTAGTTAAATTTATGCTTAAATGGATGGGTATCATTTCAGTTGGGGTTGTAACGGCTATGTTGCTCAAGAAAATTCTTACTATGTTGTTTCATTCAATAATGCGTCCCCTCACAGAAGAACAGGGACCGCAGTATGATGGATCAAAAGCTTTGCGGACACGTGCACCAGCGCGCATTCCTATAGTACCTAAACAGATTAAGGCAGTTCAACATATGCCAGGACCAGATGAAAAACAAATGATTGTTTCAGGAAACATTAGATTTATTAGGATTTCTTATTCTGGTGTATTTTTACGTATGCAATGCATAGCACTTGATTCAAAATATATAGTTTTTCCTGAACATTTTTACCAGGCCTTTGTTAATGATATTTTACCACAGGACTCTTTAGCTACATTTGAGCTTGAAGTTAGACGAAAAACAAATCCAGAACTAACTTATATACCTATTGCTGTCACTGTCCATAATTCAATTCAGTTAGAAGGGGTTGGTGATCTTGCTGGTCACAAATTGGATGGTAGACTCGTTTATTTGCAAGGTCAAGTTTGTGTGGGAGCTAAGTCCATTTGGAATCATGTGTGTAATGTTAGTGATATGGCTTTTTATTCTGGTTCAGAACAACAAGGGTACATTATGGCTCCTCAGACAGGACTTTTGGGACAGAAAGTTATTATAGGGTATAAGAAATATCAGCCTTTTAAGAATAGGATGTACCTGTTAGGGAAATGTGCGATTAACACTATTAAGGGTGAGTGTGGTAGGCCGTACGTTCATGCTTCGAAGCATGCTCAGCATTGTCTGTTGGGCATGCATACCTTGGGGGTTGAAGATGAACCTGTGAATGTAGGTATGTGTCCTCTTGTTTTTGAGAGTTTGGAAATAGCTCGCAATGTGTTATCATCTATTTATCCTCCCGTTTTGCATGTGGAACCTTTAATTGTTGAAAATATGCCGGGGGTTGAAATTCTTCCTGCACCATCTATGATTAGTAAATTGTGGAATACACCTTCTATGCCATTGTTAGGAGCTATCAAAATTAATGGCTCTGTGTTGGAGAGATTTACGCCAACAAATACTAAGTACCTTCCTATTAAGATAGGAGACAAACCTTTCATTCACCCCAATTGGACAAATGAGTTCTTGCCTAGTCGTAAGACGTCAGTCACTATTGGGGATAAGATTATTCATCCGTTATTTACAGGAGCACAAAAATACGCTCAAATTTCGAAGTGGTCTCCTCCTCCACATTTTTCGATGAACGCATTGAATCATTATAAAACGCGTTTACCAGTGGATAGAGAGGCTCGAGTTTTAACTGATGAAGAAGCTTTGAATGGATTTGAAACTATGGGGCATATGGTTATGTCCACAGGAGCAGGTTATTGGGGTACTTGGTTTTCTAAAGGTAAATCTGAAATATTTACTCCAAAGGTGCAGACTATGCGTGATGATGGTAGTATGGCAGTGTTGGAATATGAGTGGTCTGATAAAGCTAAGAAAACGCAAATTCCAGTTTGGAAGAAGACAATAGTTGAGTTTTATAAAGAGTGTGATGCAGATATTCAGCAAGGACAAATGATGAAAACTTTTTGGGTTTCAACCTTGAAGGATGAGTTGGTGTCTATTGAGAAAAATAAAATTGCTAAGACTAGAGTTTTTGAGCAACCGTGTGTTGTGTATACCCTTCTTTGTAGAAAGTATTTTGGTTATTTTTCAGAGTGTTTTAAGAGGCATGCAGGTCTGAGACTTCATCATGGCATTGGAAAAGATGCCAATGTGGTTTGGGGTAGATATTTAGAATTATTGAGACAGTACGGAGATTATGGTTTTGATATTGATTACAAAAATTATGATGGTACAGTCCATCCGGCTGCTTTTGAATTTTTCTTACAGGTTACCGACATGTTTTATGGAACAGAGGGGCGTCAAGCTAGACATTCGCTTATCAGAACTTTACAGTGTAGTCACCATTTAATTGGATCAACTATTGCTGAGTCTGGACAGGGTAATAAAAGTGGTAATCCACTCACTGACCTTTTTAATTCAATTACTAACACTTGGTTGGTCTATGTGGTATTTCAATGTTGTCAAGAAGCCCATGGTTTGGATGCTTGTTTAACTGTGCAACCTGAGCTTTTTGGGTTTTTAACGTATGGGGATGATGTCATTCTTACAGCTACTGAGGAGTGTTTGGTTTATTTTAATCGAGTTACTTTTGCTACATTTGCGGAATTGTTTGGCTATACAGTAACTGCAGCTGATAAGACGGCGGCACTTACTCCAGGTGATAACATTTTTGATCTAACTTTTTTGAAACGTCCTTTTGCTGTCCGCCATGGGTATGTCGCTGCGCCTTTGCCAAAGAAAGTAATCTACAGGGAACTTACGTGGGAAACTAACATTTGTGTAGGAAACAAGACCATATTTGACGAACGCATTAAGAATGCGTTGGAATTTATGGCACATCACGGACACGATGAGTATCAAAAACTGAGACTTGAACTTGCCCAGTTAGGAGTGCAAGTAGAAGATCGCTTTGATGAGTGGGAAACTGCTATGAGAGAAAAACAACTTTATCCTGAAGTGGAAGATGATATTGGACGTACGTACGTGGAATCGGACGAGCTCTTTTTAGATGATCGAATGGAAGTAGCCTTAGAGATTGATTGGGAAGGGGATGACTGGTTGTATAGTGAAGAATGAATGTAAGGGAGCGCGACATGTGATGAGTGCGTGTACCTGTTAACTTGGAAGTCATTGAACTAACTTTGGTGAAGCAGGATTATAATCCACTGTTGCGGTCTAAGAAGCACCTCTCTTAAATAAAACATAAAACAAATTCTAAATTATAAAATTAGCTTAGGATTAATATATTTAATGAATTATAAATTAAAATTATTCAAAATTAGTATGGTATACGGTAACGACGCATAAAATCAAAATATTGCGCATTTCGCCAACGTCCCTGCCATACTGGGTTTCTTTTTATTAAAAGTAGTTATTCA